AGTTGGGTTATGGCATACGAGGATGTCCATTGGAACGCCAACAGTTATGTGGCTACCTTTCCCTCTGGCGCTCGTGTTTCTTTCGGTTATCTAAATAACACAAATGACTATTTGCGATACAAGGGTTCCGAGTTTCAGTTCATCGGCATGGATGAGGTCACCGAAATCCGAGAAAGTGACTACAGATATATGTTCTCCCGTCTGCGCCGTCCTGCTTCGGGTCCGCTCTCTAAGGTTCCGCTCAGAATGAGGTCGGCATCCAACCCTGCACCCAATTGGGTTAGGCAACGCTTTATTGTTGAAGGTAAAAATGAGCAGAGATTTTTTGTCCCATCATTTTTAACTGACAACCCAGGAATTGATGCTGAGTCGTATCGTCAAGCATTATCCGTTCTTGACCCTGTAGAGAGGCGACGCCTTGAATTGGGCGACTGGTGGGCAACCACTCTTGGAACATTGTTTGACAGAACCGACTTTCCGATAATTGATGGCTCTGATGTCCCCGAAATCACCTCTCAAGCCCGTGCGGTTAGGTATTGGGACTTGGCGGCAACCGAACCTCACTCAGGCAATACCGACCCCGACTGGACGGTTGGAACCCTCATGTTGTTTGACCAAGGAATCTCCTACATTATGGATGTTCGTAAAGTTAGGGCTAAATCAGACAAGGTGGAGACACTGATTTCGCAGACCGCCCAAGAGGACGGGAAAACAGTAGCCATAAGAATGGAGCAGGAACCCGGTTCTTCAGGCAAGGCACTAATTGACCAATATGCACGCTATGTGGTTCCGGGTTGGGACTTGCAAGGAATCCGCTCATCAGGCGACAAAGAAACACGAGCAAGACCTTTTTCCGCCGCCGTTGCTAACGGTAATGTTCGTCTCGTAAGAGGCAAGTGGATCACCGACTGGTTGGATGAAATATCTTCATTTCCAGAGGCTTGCACTCATGATGACCAAGTGGACTCGGCTGTCGGCGCATTCACTTTTTTAACTGGTTTGGGGTTGCCTCAACGCAAGAGAGCGACTATCATTGTGTGAACTAAACATATACCAATACCGCCCGAAGGGGGAAAATGAAAAAGGCTCTTAAAACGCCAACGAAAACACAGTTACGGACTGCCACAAACCAGAGCAGAGAATTGCTTTCAGAATGGATCCGTACGACTAGAACTAAACAAAACCTCAGCCAAGAGGGATTAGCAGAAATTGCTGGTATTGACCGCAAAACAATTAACCGAATTGAAAACGGTCATTATTCTCCAAGTATTGAAACTTTGGTTCGTATCTCTTTGTCGCTTGACTCAAAGATTCCTTCCTTGGTATGAGCGAAAATTCTTGGAACAAATCGGAGCGCCTAGTTGCGCTTACCGAATTCCGTAAGTCAATTATTGCTGTTGGCAATTCGGCTTTAGAGAATCTAAAAGAAGACGATGAACAACTTTGGTGCGACACATTGGTTTTGTTGCACGCAATCAAAGGTGACATTTCCTCATTGTTTACACAGTATTCCAACCTTTTCTCTGACAAAATTGATGTTTCGGAACACTCCGCATCCAACGGTCAAGTCATTGAAAAGAAGTCGTCATTTGACCGTAAGGGTTGGAAACATGAAGATATTGCGTCAGAAGTTTTACGCAGGCTAGGAGATCTTTCCGTTGACATGGACACTGGTGAAGTGATCATGACATCAGAAGAAATCGCATTGAAACTCTTAGAATATGTACAGCCCTCGTATTGGAGAGTTAAAGAACTTTCCAAACTTGGAATTAACGCAGATCAATACTGCGAAGTTGGAGAACTAAAAACAAGCATCATCGTGCGGAAGGAACAATAATATGAGCGAGATCTACCAACAGTTAGCGGAATCTTTTCCACCAGAGATGGTGCGTAGGTTAAATAAGGGTGGAACGAACCTGATCTATATTCCGATCAGTGAAGTTATTACACGAATGAATAAAATTGTTGGTGTTGAAAACTGGTCGTTCACCGTTAAGTCGTGGCAACAACTTGGAACATCTATCGTCGCTCATGTTTCCGTTCTGGCAACAATTTAAGGCAAAACAATCACACGCGAAGGCGTTGGTGGACAGAAGATTAAAATGTCAAAACAGGGTGATCCTGTTGATATTGGAGACGAAGTCAAGGGTGCCGTTTCGGATGCTTTGAAGAAAGCGGTTCAAACACTTGGTATCGGTCTGTATCTTGCACGGTCTTATGAAGCGATGGAAATTGAGCAGGTGCTTGACGCACCAGTTGCCCTTCCTACCCCTACCGTTTCTCCAAAGTACACACAGTTCAAGTCTATGCTTGAGGGTAATGATGAGTACAAAGCAAAGATTAAAGATTTTTGGGGTCACTATGGTGGTGGACGACCAGTTCCAAAGCCATCAGAGTTCACAGAAGAAGAACTTGACATCTTGATTGCTGAAATTGTTTCGTACAGTTTCCCCGGCGCAACAGTCGTGGAAACACCTCCTGTCAAAAAGCAGAAGAGTACTGAAATGCCTTCTCGCAGAGACCTTGACTGATGTGCTTACTGCTCCCGAATATCTTTCACCAAGTTCCATAGGCACATTCCATCAATGTCCGTTGAAATACAAACTTTCTCGGATTGACGGAATCAAGGAACCACCAACAGAACATACGCTTTTAGGCAATTATGTTCACTCCATTCTTGAGGAGTTTTATCGTCTTGAAGCAAGTGAACGGAATGTTCTAAGCGCAAGAACATTGTTTAGAAACATTTGGGAGGATTACTCTCAAGATGTCGTGAATATCTACCACGGTAAAACAGAGAGCATTTCACAGTTCAGGTTGCGTGCGCGTTACTGCGTAGAGAACCTTATGGGCATGGAATCATCACAGACCATTGAATTTGATGGAATTGAAACCGAACTTAACCACGCTGTAAGCGGTGTGAAAATAAAAGGTTTTATTGATAGGTGGGCTATTGGTGACGGCAAGATAAATATTGGCGATTACAAGACTGGCAAAGTTCCTCAGCCACGATTCCGTGATGATAAATTTGACCAACTTTTAATTTACGCAATTATTTTGTCAGAAATAGAAGACAAAGACATTGGGACATTGGAATTGCTATACATCAAAGATAGCGTTAAATTGACCAAAAACCCGACAAAAGAAGATGTTACAAGAATAACTAACATGTTAGTTGAGACAAGAAATGCCATAGATGCAAGATGTGAAACCGAGGTCTTTGAAACCAAGGTCGGAGTCTTGTGTGGATGGTGCCACTATAAACCTATATGCCCTGCATGGAGTAAGAAGAACAAATGAACGACGAATCATTCGCACGCCTAGTTGCTGACGATGTAAAAAATAAATCAACCGAAGCACAAAAAAAATATCTTCAGTTGCCTGAAAATATCACAAGATGGCGAAGGGCTCTTGAGTACCTAGATTCAAATCTTCAGGAACAGATAAAACAAATTAATTCCTACGAGACACTAAAACTAAAAGAATTTGAACTTTTGGGTGAAGAAGGAACTGCCCTAATTGCTGAAACATCAGCCAATTTCACTGCTCGTAGGTCAAAAATTGAACGCTTTGATTTTTTTGTCAAAGCGAAACTTGATGAAGTATCAAGATTCAACGCTTTGTCCCCTAGCGATGGTTCTTCGCAAAATGCAGAAGACTTTTACCGTAGGGCTATCCGCAAATGGTGGTCGCTCATGGAAGACTTCGAAATGGAAACTACCCGCATTGACGAGGCTCTCTACGCAACGCTTGACGGCAGGTGGGAATTTGAAGGATTAACCCAAGATAATGTCTTCGGTGATTTTGAAGATTAAGTAGAATAGTGACTAGGCAAAGACTATTTCTTGACATTTCTTGTGTTGACGCCGCTCGTGAACGGTTGCGTCATGTATACGACACCTTTGACACTGTTTGTTACCAATTTTCTGGTGGTAAAGACAGTACAGCGATTATCTACCTTGCGAAAGAAATACACGAAGAGCGAAATCTCGGAAAAGTAAAAGTTATTTTTCGTGACGAAGAAATGGTTAGCCCTACGGTTGTGTCTTTTGTTGAAAAAGTCAGGAATTACGATTGGGTTGACATGGAATGGTATTGCCTTCCATCAGGTCAAGAAATATGGGTTCTTGGTCGGCGTGAGTATGTTTTGCTTTGGTCTCCACAAAGAAAGGCTGAAGGTCGTTTAGTTCGTGAAATGCCTGAGTGGGCTATCAAGGCAGAACACTTTGGTTTAGACCCGTCAAAACCCTGTCCTAATCTTGTTGACTACTACACGATGCAGGGCAAGAAGGGCAGAACCGCATTCGTTATGGGTGTCCGTGCCAACGAGTCAATGGTCAGGTACAGGTCGTGCGTACAGAAACTTCATGAAAACTACATTGTTTCACCTTTTCTTTTACAGAAATCAATACCTCTTAAATTTGCCAAAGTCATTTACGACTGGACAACCGAAGATGTCATGAAGTTCATTATTGATGAACATAAGGCTGAATATTGCGAATATTATGATTTGGCAGAATTGACAGGTAGCAACAGTCGTGTTGGAATTCCTTTACATTCTGTTGCAATTAGACGCATTGGCGATGTCGTTGCTACTGAGCCAGAGTTTTACGACCAGTTAGTTCGCTGTTTTCCTCAAATTGATGCTCAACGGAGATATTGGGCTGACTTTGATATTGAGAGTTTGATTCTGAACTATTCGTCCATGGGTTGGGATGGTGTATCTCAATGTATTGATGACCACATGCTGACACCCGGAATGCGATTGGATGCATTGAAGTTCGCTTCTGCTTTCAGAAAAAAAAGAGCAGTAGACCCATTTGGTTTCCCTCTCGAATACTTGATTAGAACGCTCTTGTTAAACGAATTTCATCAGTCAACACCAACTCCTGTCGGACCGAAAACGAGGGCACATACGATGCGTTTGAAGGCGATAGAGGCTGGCGAGGATTACTAACATGAGGAGAATTTATGGAATTAACTGAAGTTAAAAATAAAGTCTTAAAAATCCCTAAGTGGGGTTCTACAAGCATTTTAAGACCAGAGAAAATGCTTCTTAAACTTTCTCTAATT